ACAAAAGCCGAACTTTTAACACTTGCAGAACAATGGTGTAATACCGAATATCACGATTCAGAAAAAAATATGGGCGTATGGGTACTAGCTAACGTCTTGAGTCTTTAGTTACACAGAAAGAAGCGCAATGAAACCAATAACAGAAGATTGCTTAAGCGTTTTAATAGGTAACCTGTTCAGTAATGCTTTTAGTAGAGGCTATGAATATGGACAAAGAGAAGGGCGGAGTCCTATGGAAAAAATGGCCGAGGTCACTAAAGAATATAGGGTTGATGCTTTGCATCTTTTTAGAAACTCTACACTTTCAGATGTTACGGCCACAGATGAAATCAGGAAGGCTTTTTTTGCTGGAAGTCGATCAGCTCTCAATCCTCGTAGTGATGGCGCTTCTTTTGAGTGGAAACAATATTGTGAGCGGTTGGCGGTTGTAGATAAAGAACAGGAGAACAAATAATGGGTTGCGTATGGTACATAACTTTCGTTATTGATAACAGGACATTCACTTTGGAAAAGCATACGGGTGGCGATTACAGCAAACCTTCGGCAGATAAAGTCAAAGAATGGGTTACTGAATACTTGTGGATAAATGTAGGCGAATTGAAAGTTGAGAGTTAATGATGTCTGACGTTAAGAACCTATACATATTAAAAACAGAGGAGAAATAATGCAAAATTTTGCTACAAAATTAGAACAACTAATCAACAAATATTTTGAAGATACAACCGATACGCAGACAAGAGACGATTTTTTAATTGAACTATTGGAAACGTTGGAGCTTCTTCAAGGAGAACACACCAATGTCTGACGTTAAGAACCTATGGGTACTCAAACAACCCTTGCCGATACCATACGAAATAGATAAGTCTTACAGCGTACACCTGGATTTGGAAACATATTTTGAGCCTTTGGATGTTGAGTTTCTAACAACACAACTAGAAGAAATCTTGTTGGGTTATTCAAGCCACGAATATGTGAGAGGGTTTGACGCAGGAAAGAATTGGGAAGGCGAAGATGAGCCAATTCTGAGAGACGTAGAATCATTAGCTGAAGCGGTGGCTGAGGTTTTGAAGCTCATAGGAGTAAAACAATGAAAGATGAACCGACTTGGAAACAACAATGCCGAGAATACTCCCAATTAAGAGCAACTAAAGGTGTTCCTATTACGGGCTATGACGATGGTGGCGAAGATGGTTTTGAAACGATTGTTAATGGCCGTATAACAAGTAAAGGGATTGTTATTGATTCGTATTGGCAAGGGGTTTAGGCATGAAAGGCAAACAATGATTCGGTACATATACAAAATTGTCAATTGGATATTGATTGGATTGGGCATCATAGAAATATGGGCGAAATATCGAAAGGCAAACACATGATTTTGATTGACATGTTGAAATCATTTGATGAGGCCAACAACCGTTTTTGGAAATTCGTTGGTGACGCATTAGGAATCACACCCGATGAACCACCAATTGTTTCTGACCATCCACCAATACATTCCGTTGATGGACAAATGCATTTGGGCGAAGCTATTACTAAAGGAGAAGAACAATGAACGAATATAAATGGCATAACTATTTTCAAGATTGGAGCTATGTAGATGAGGATGATTCTATTGTTGGTGGCCCTATTCAAGTTCTCTCACGCTTTGGAAAGCTAAGGATTACCTGCAAAGACGGACAGCATATTCATAGCCATTCGGAAGGTTATGAGTGGATTAACCATCTTGATGAAGAAGCAAAAAACTCCCTTATCCAATACTTTGAAAACCGTTCACAATTCGAACAGCTTGAATACGAGGTTTATCTAAAACAGCTTGCTTCAAAAGCGAAAGAAACTCTGGTTGAAAACGGGGTTTTGGTTGAGGAGGTTACCCAAAATGACTGACATGACAATACCGATAGAAAACGTAACACCTAGAGGAGATTGGGGATACATTTCTTATCGACCATCTGACGGTGCAATCTTGGTTGGTAAATCTGGCGATAGCGATTGGATAGAGATACCTAAAGAGATAGCTGACCTGTTTGGATTTAACAAGGTAGAGGAAGTGAAGTGATGTCTGACGTTAAGAACATATGGGTGTTAAAACAACCAGTTTCGATTGAAGATTATGATGGCGGTGATCTTGTAGAGGTTGATGGACATATTCTTTTACAATCCGAAATTAAAGAATTGTTTCAGCGGTTGGATGTTGAGTCTCTAACAACACAACTTGGAGATATTCTACAAAACTTTTGGCAAGATGAAGCTCAAGATTTAGACGATTCGGTGGCTGAGGTTTTAGAACTTATAGGCATAACTAAGGAACAAAAATGATACTCAATTATAAACGCATAAAAGAATTAGCAAAGAGAACAGAATTAACAGAACAAGAAAAGGCTGACCTGAAAGATTCTTTTGAGGCTCTTAAAGTTGCTATAGACAAAGCGGCAGAATGTTTGAGCAGACAAGGGATTGAATTAGAACAGGCTTCTATCAATATGACAAAAAACTTGTCGGGTTTAGGCATGAAAGGCAAACAATGAAACTTGTATTCGGAATAGTAGCTATTTGGTTATGTGTAGTTGCAGTATTAACAATATTTTTTTAGGCATGAAAGGCAAACAATGAAAGCGATGTTATTAAAACCAATAGACGGACTAGAAGTAGGCGAAGTTTATGATTTTGCATGGAAACATAGAACTGACTGCTGGGTTCTTGCGGATGAAACATTACAGAATGATGAAATACATGGATGGACAGGCTCACAATTGTTTGAGTACTTTTTTGTTTTTCAAGAGATACCAGAACAAATCAAAGACCAAGTTGAGCAAGCAGTTACTAGCGCATATTTCAATAGCGTTATTGCTGGACCGAAAGAATACACAGAATCGGTTGTGGATGTGATGTCGGGTTTAGGCATGAAAGGCAAATAATGAACGACGACACAGATTTTGCTTTAGAAGTAATGAAAAAGTCTTTCGGAACTAAAAAATACATTGTTGTAAATAGCATTTTGAGACCCCATATCAAGATCGATAAAGACCAAGTGGTTACATTTTGGGGCATATCTGACCGCAAAAAAGAATATCTAAGTCAGTTGGCTGGGTTTTCTTTTCCAGTAGAAGGAGAACAAAGTGACTAGGCGCGTTATAGGACACCACAAAATTAGTGGACCAAAACAATATATCTATTCCTGTTACCTGGCCCGTTGTAAAGAACCCGAACACCGATTCCGTATGTGCAAACATCACTATATGTTGTTAGCGAAAGGCGTAAGATGATCTACGAATATAAATGCTCTGACTGCCAACACATTCGAGAACTAGAATATCCTATGGGTGTAACCGCAAAGATACCTAGATGTCCTGAATGTGACGGACAACTATTGAGACTTTTTAGCGCACCACCTATACATTTCAAAGGTGAGGGGTGGGCAAAAAAATGAAAATCTTTATAGTTACAAACGGAACGTATAGCAACTATCACATTTCCGCTGTTTTTTCTACAAGAGAGCTAGCTCTCGGTTACATCTATTCAAATATCGAAAACAACGATGGGTACAAAGTAGAAGAATACGACGTTGATACAGAAAACCAAACACCCTACGACCGCACTTTATATAGCGTTCTTGTATTTGAAGACAATACGGGCGAAGTGGTTGAAGATGACTACGACCAGCCAAGCAGATTTTCATTTAGAGGAATGGAAAACCCCGTTTGCTTATATTTGAAAGTATTTGCTTACGATAAACAACACGCAAAAAAGATTGCTAGCGAATACAGAGCAAGAGTAATCGCCCTTAAAGGGTGGCCGACAAAAGAAGATATTAAAAAAGGTAATCCTGGTTGGTTTACATTAAATAAATGGATGGTCGGAGAGGACTTTGCAGAATGAAAATAGTCATGCTAGGTAATTTCCAGGTTTCATATTGCACCGAGCAAGACTGGGCTTGGACATACGAACACCTCGGACATGAAGTCATACGACTACAAGAAAACAAAGCGACAACAGAACAAGTCTTAGAAGCCTGCGGATATGTCGAATTTGGTGTTAAAGAAAAAAAAGCCGACCTATTCCATTATGTCCACACTCACGGATGGTCTACCCCTGGAAACTGCGATATTGAAACAATGCTATATAACCTACGGACAATAGGCGTACCCTCAATAGGGGTACATTTAGATTATTGGCGTGGACTTGAAAGAGAAAAAGATGTAGGTAGACATCCTTGGTGGCATACAGATTTTACGTTCACAGCCGACGGTGGAAGTAACGACTGGTATCGAGAACAAGGAATTAACCATCATTATCTCAAAGCAGGAGTCGTCGAACGAGACTGTTATCTAGGGGAATATAGGGAAGAATATGCTTGTGATGTCGCGTTTGTCGGTTCATACCATTACCACCCAGAATGGGACTATCGTCCAAGACTTATAGATTGGCTTCAAGATACTTACGGAGATCGGTTTAGACGTTACGCAGGCGATACCCAATGGGGGACGATACGAGGTAAAGACCTCAACGACCTTTATGCGTCAGTCAAAATAGTTGTAGGCGATACGTTATGTTTGAATTTTAATCATCCTGACTATTTTTCAGATAGAGTTTTCGAGACAACAGGACGTGGCGGTGCTTTAATTATGCCAGAGATTCAAGGTCTCCAAGATTGTTTTGTATATCAAGACTTTACGACAAAAAATCAGGGTAGACCGCAAGAAATCTCTACTTATACTTTCGACAATTTTAGTTCTGTAGGCAGTGGTCTTAAACGGGCTATAGATTTTGCTTTAGAACATCCCGATAGAACAGAAGCTATGCGTATCGCTGGTCATGAACGAACCAAAAAAGACCATACTTATACCAATAGGGTGTTAGAGATGTTTGAGATTTTGAAACGTGAGGGTGCGCTATGAATCGAGTCGATTTAGAACGTGATTATTGGGATAAAGCGGCACTCGACCCTGATGTAGACACAAAATATATTTCGGATGTCTCGACAGAAGAAATGATAGAAGCACTAGGCGATGATGTTGCTGAACCAGGCACCCTATTTTTAGATGTGGGTTGCGGTGTAGGGCGCATATCTAATGATCTTGGAGCTATCGGTATAGATATATCAAAAAACATGTTAGAGATAGCAAGAAAAAACGAGTTTTTTGATGAGCAATATCATCTATCAGACGGACGCACTATCCCTTTTACGGATAACTTTTTTGAATCGGCATACTCGATGTTACTTTTTCAACATCTTAAAGACGACGCGATAGCAAACTATCTCATACAAGTAAACCGAGTCCTAAAACCCGACGGTGTTTTTCGTTTCCAATTTATACAAGGAACAGAAAAGGAACCATTTTCTAACCACTATTCTTTAGAACAAATCAAAATTTGGTGTGATATGGCAGGACTCAAAATCGAAAAGGTAGACGAGGGACTCGTACACCCACAATGGACTTGGATAACCGCTAGGAAACCTAATGTCTGATTTTCTTTCGTTAGAGGGCGCACAAAAACTCAATAACCTAGTTTGGGCTACCGTACAAGCATGTAGAAAACCCGACCTTTATGTCCATCATGTTCAGGAGGATGTCAGGAAACAGGTAGAAAAAATCATTAAGGACGAATGTCAAAGAATAGAGAACACAAAATGACCGAAACTTACATAGACATAACCGATCTTGAATGGGTAACAACCAAAATCATAAAAAAACATTCAGACGGACCAGAAAACACTCACCCTTGGCTATACGAACTCGACCTATTTCGCCCGTTAGCCGATTGGGATGTCTGGTCATACTGGGAAAAAGAACGTATCGCGTCTATGCAAAAACATATAAAACCAGGCGAGGTCTTATGGGAGATCGGAACAGAACAAGGCTGGATGGCCGCACTATTCTCCAAGTATGTTACCGATCAGCTTGTACTTGTTGAACCTACCGCAGAGTTTTGGCCTGGGATTAAAGCTATCTTCAAAAAGAATAAGTTGAAAGACCCTATTGTTTCGTTTTGTGGTTTCGCAGATGACACTTCACAAACTTGGGAACAGTCTTTCGGTTGGCCTGTCGAGGTACATTCAGGGAAAGTAATCGAGAAACGTAAATACCGTAACCTGTTCGATAAAGACGATCTTAGGGATATTCCTGCTATTCAGCTCGATAAGATTAGCGCGAATTGTGACGCTATTTCTATTGATGTAGAGGGCGCAGAACTACATGTCTTACGAGGTGCGACACATCTATTGTCTGCTCATCGTCCAAAAGTTTGGGTGTCAGTACATCCCGACATGATGGAACGAGACTACGGACACACTGAGGCTGATCTACTGTTTTTTATGGACGCTCAAGATTACGACGCTGAACTTCTAGCAGTCGATCACGAACATCATTACGCCTTTTTTCCGAAAGAAATTTAGATGATCGAAATAAATCATATCTATTGCGAAGACTACAGACAGACAGTCTCTAGAATTGGACAAGGACAAGTAGACATAGTTTTTACTTCGCCACCTTATAACCGAAAACGAAACGACACCTATGCGCATCATGACGACATCATTTTGGACTATCTAGGGTTCCTTATAGAGACAACGGACATCCTGTTATCGATAACGCCTACAGTTTTTTTGAACATACAATCTAATTTTTATAACAAACAAGACATATTTAAGTACTTAGGACATTATGCGGAGCTAATCTCTCAAACATTTATTTGGAGTAAAGAAAATCCTACCCCAGCGCAAGGAAAAAATATCACAAACGCTTTCGAGTATATATTCATGTTAGGAGAGAACAAGCCATCTAATACCACATACACAAAAAACCATATACATACTTCTGTGAACCCTGACACTAACCCTGAACATGGGGCAATAATGCACAAAAAAGTAGCACAATTCTTTATAAAGAATTTTACGAAACCACACGACACGATCTATGACCCTTTCATGGGAACAGGTACAACAGCTAGAGTATGTAAAGACTTAGCGAGAAACTATATAGGTTCTGAAATATCAGCTGAGTATTGCGACATGGCAGAATCTAGGCTCGCTCAAGGTGTATTAGATTTTGAGGGTGTCTAATGATCGAGTATCTTCCGCCTGGCGACCAATGGGACCAAACATTAATCCAAGATTTGCTATCTCAAGTAAACCATGACGGTACGACGGTAACGGTTATCCCAGGACGTTATTGGTTCGACAAAATAGACGAGATAAACCAAAAAATCGAATCTTACGAAAATGTTTTAGTTATTGTTACTGGCGACGAGGAAGCCCTATTCCCTACAGAACAACTCGAACACCCAAACATGATCGTGTGGGTACAATCTCCCCATTCTGATAGTCCACGTTACGCAGACAGATATTTCCCTATCGGATATACCCCACAAACTCGAAGCGATCTGACACGCCCAGATAAAAGCCTCAGATATTTTTTTGGTGGACAGATCACTCATGCTCGACGCAAAAAGTGTGTTCGAGAGTTACGTCAGATGAGAAACGGTGTACTCGTAGAAACTAAAGGCTTTAATCAGGGTTTAGAACCCGACATCTATAACGTAAATATGAGGTTAGCGTATACTGTTCCTTGTCCTAGCGGTGCTGTAATACCCGATACTTTTAGGCTATATGAAGCACTCGAAGCAGGGTGTGTACCTATCGCAGATAATCGAGACCCTAAAGGCGGAAGCAAAAACTACTTCCAATTTCTTTTCGATACCGACGAACTACCTTTCCCGACGATAGAAGAATGGGCTGACCTACCTGGAACAACAGACTATTTCGTAGACACTTTCCCTCGATACCAGAATAGGTGTTTTGGTTGGTGGCAGAAACAAAAATGGTTGATGAAACGCAACCTACAGACAGACATAAATAAACTCCGTAAAGAGCAACCCATTGGCGATACGACTACTGTTTTGATTCCTACCTCACCCATCGGCTCACACCCTGACACTTCTATTATCGAGGAAACTATTGCGTCTGTACGGTACCATCTACCAGAAGCCGAAATACTGATAATGATTGACGGTGTACGACCTCAACAAGAACACTATCGGGCAAGTTATGAACAGTATGTCAACAGGCTTTTGTGGATAACTAACCGACAAAAAAACATTATCCCCATCTTATTTAATGAACACCAACACCAAGCAAAGATGACACGCGAAACCCTAAAACTCGTCGATACCCCAACGATCTTATTCGTAGAACACGACACCCCACTTGTAGTCGATTACAAGATACCAATGAAAGAACTCACCCAAACTATCTTGGATGATAAAGCAGACGTTGTACGTTTTCATCATGAAGCAGGAATACATCCCGAACATGAACATCTTATGGTAGATAGCGAACCTGATGACCTGTTTTTACCGATGTTAAGAACAGCTCAATGGTCACAGCGTCCACATTTAGCGTCTACCGAATACTACCGAAAACTTATTAGCGAGAATATCCACCAGGACGCTAAAACAATGATCGAGGACGCAGTACATGGTATCACTCAAGAGAAATGGTTAAAACAGGGTCGTCCAGGTTGGAATCAACATCGTATATGGATTTATGCTCCCGAAGAAAACATGAAAAGGTCTTACCATCTTGACGGCAGAGGCGACGACCCAAAGTTTGAGATGGATTTACCTTGAAACTCGGACTTATCGCTTACGCCACCAACACAGGATTGGGCTATCAAACTAAATCCATCTACGACAATATGAACCCAACGAAAACTCTGTTGGTTGATCTATCGCGCTATAACGAAATGCCTCTAAACCACGACTGGTTTCCTAACGCACGATATTGTTCAGGTTTCCCTAAAACCGACGATATTGAATGGCTCACAGATGATACTCATGTGATAGTCGAATGTGAAACCCCATTGAACTACGATCTCCACGATGTCGCCCGACGTAAAGGCGTAAGAGTTGTACAGATATATAACCGCGAGTTCTTAGATTATTTTAAGAACCCAGACTGGACACCCCCAGCATTGTTGGTATCTCCGACTTCTTGGTGTATAGACGAAGTTAAAGATTTGCGTGTCGCGCCAGTAGAACAATGGTCAATGCCCATAAACCCACCGTCGCAAACAAAAACCATCGACCATCTCGAAACATTTATACATATTATCGGACGACCAACAGTTCATGACCGTAATGGTACTGTTTCTTTTCTTGAAGCTGTAAATCTTTTAGGCGATAAATATAAATATAAGGTTTTCTATCAAGAACCCAAAGACCATCGCGCTAAAGAGTTTTTTGCGCCAGTAAAGGAACAACTCGACCGTTTCGCTGGTCTAGTGGAAGTCCATGTTGATGTTCCCGACAATAAAACAATATTCGAATCGGGCGAGGTTCTTGTCCTACCTAGACGCTATGGTGGACTTTGCCTACCTATGCTTGAAGCGTTATCTGTCGGCATACCAGTAATCATGCCTGACACTAGCCCCAATGCTGATCTTCTCCCTAAAACCTGGCTTTGTGAAGCGGAATATGGTTTCCGTTTTCATGCCCATACCGACTGGGACATTTATAATATAAATACGATGTCTCTCGTCCAAACAATGAAACGCTTTGACGATGACAACGAAATGCGTTGGGCTAACCGCAAAGCAATCGAGATCGCAAGGACGCAATCTTGGGAAACCCAAAAGCCGATATGGGAGAAAAGATTGTGGCATCTATCTCAATAGTCCTACCGATAACACGACCTTGGCGTGTACAAACAATGGCAGAACAGATAGATAACCTACGAAAGTTTGATGTTTTTACCAACAAACAAAAAACTCTCCATTTTGAACTCATCTTGATAGTAGATAACATCGAGATACCAAAAACCACTATCCACCGTTGTTTCAAAGATTTCCAATATACACTCCAATATTCAGGCTTGCCGCTACCCTCTGAACAGAACGTCGGTGTCAGACGACAACGGATAGCTAACAACATAAATAGGGCTAGAGAACTCACAGAGAACACAGATTTTGTTTTGTTAGTTGAGGACGACACAGATTTTCAGCCAGATTTCTTACACAATATGCTCGTTCGGTATAAACCAAATACAGGTATAATTTCTGCTGTTCAAGCTGGCAGACACGGCTTACACCATATAGGAGCATGGGCGACAGACAACCTGTATAACCCACAAATGTTTGAGACAGTACCTTACCGAGAAAACGGATTTCGTGAAGTAGACGCAACAGGATTCTATTTTGCGTTACTACCAACAAAAGTATTTAAGGCATACAACATTCCTTGCGAATCTTTACCTGTAGGACCTGACGTGCAATACGGTTTAGAATTAAGGAAACAGGGTTATAGTAACTTTCTTTATGATGATCTAAAATGTGGTCATGTAGAACAGAACCGTATTGTTATGCCTACTGAAGAATGTATGCAGGTGCGGTTTAGGAAACAAGATGATAGGTGGAAATTAACGAAATGACTATTAACGCTTGGCAACCAGGAGAGTTCAAACCGATAAAGGAACGCGAATATCGGATGTATCTGCTGTGGAAATCTTTGCCTCTTGCTATGCGTAGGGGTGGTAGCGAATATCTTGAGAATGTCGGTATTGAAGATGAGGATATGCACGAACTTGTCAATATTCGTTCTCAGACAGAATTTAGTCGAGTTTTTGGTGTCGATATGGGTACGTTGTCTGACTGGAACAGGCAAGAACCACCTATGGAATACCAAGAGATAAATTGGCGTACCTGGGCTAAAAAGCTCGCTGGTGAAGTTCTACAGAAACTTTGGGAAGGTATCGAGGAACGTAAAGACCCTGCTTCTATCAAACTGTATATGCAGTTGATAGGTGAATATACAGAGACTTCTAAAGTTCAAGTCGATTATACGACAGACCTGTTTGATGGTATGAGACAGTTAGTCCAATCTATGAATAGCCCTGAACAGCCAGCCATAGAAGCCGTAGCACGTCCAGTAGAGCCAATATCACACAGGTCGAAACCTAAACGCCAGTTGAAACCTAGAGAAAAAACTATCCCTGAACTACTACGGGAAACAAGAATGTCTGACCCTCAAGATGACTGAAACAATCGAAATATCTAAAGAACAACAGACAGCGATTGATCTAGTAAAACTCTGGTTCAAAAACGACGACGGCAACCCATTCGTTCTAACGCCAAGACAAGCAGACATATTTAACGTGATCTTCTTGAAACGCTATCCTCGAAACCAAGTTATTACTTGTACGCAGTATGGCAAGCTATTGTCTCACGATACACCAGTTTTGACTACTGTTGGTTGGACTACTCATGGGGAGTTGAAGCCTGGGGATTTTGTTTTTAATGCAGAAGGACAGCCAGTAGAAGTTTTAGATACTTTTAATGATGGTTATGCAAACTTGGAAGTCGAGTTCTCTAATGGCGAAAAAATTAGATGTCACGACAACCACGAATGGGTAGTTAAAGATAGTAATTCTGATCGCTACGGTAAACCATATAAGCAAGTGGAAACCAAGTTCATAAAAGACAATCTTCATCGAAGATGGCATATCCCAGAGATACAACCTTTAGAGTTCAAACCGCAAGACTTACCTTTAGACCCGTACTTTATTGGCGCATGGTTAGGTGATGGTTCAAGTTCTAAACCTTGCATTACTGGACATAGGGAAGATTTAGAGATTATTGCGAGAATCCCTTATCCGACAAGCTCTATCTGCGTACACAATAAAACAGGGATTGTTAGCTACTATTTTTCAAATCAAAACATTATGGTTCGATTGCGTGAACTTGGGCTAGAAAACAACAAACATATACCAGACATATACAAATATGGCTCAGTACATGACAGGCTGGAACTACTAGCTGGTCTCATAGATACCGATGGTCACGTCAATAAAGCAACTAGAGAAAAAGGGTGGCGAAACAGCCGAGTCTATTTTACCAACACAAATAAACGGCTCATAGATGATGTAAAAGAGATTGTGGAATCGTTAGGGTTAAGAGCTTCAATAACAAAACAAAAGCCAGTCCTATCTACTTCAGGGATTGAAGGGAAACAAGATGTCTATGTTTTAGGATTCCAGCCTTATATTTCTATCCCGACTGCTTTGCCTAGAAAAAAAATAGACGCATTAGAACGCACACGACATACGGTAATAAAGTCCGTAAAGGAAATTGAACCCGTTAAAGGGCGCTGTATTCAGGTAGAGGGCGGTATCTATCTAGCAGGACGACAGCTAACCCCTACTCATAATTCAGAAACTATTGCTATGGCTTTGATTTTGCGTTCTATGACGTTTAAGGAAGATTGGCTTATCCTCGCTGGTGACACCAAAAAGACTGGAATTATCATGGGGAAAATCATCGGACATTTGTTTGACAACCCAGCCTTAGAGCAACAAATCAACCTCGAAGGAGTTACCTCACTCGAACGACTAAAACATGAACGCTCCCAAGAACGCCTTACTTGGCGTAACGGTGGAGAAATCAAAATCTTGACAGCAGATGCCCGTAACCGAAAAAGAGTTAAAGAAACCCTCACAGGACAAGGTGCAAGAAACATCGTACAAGACGAAGCTGCGCTTATCATGGATGATTTGCAAGCTATGGCTATGCGTATGTTGGGTGGTTTTGCTGACAGTTTCTTATTAAAGATTGGTAACCCGTTCTATAGAAACCATTTCTATCGTACTTGGAACTCTCAAAGGTATCATAAGGTTTTTATTGACTATACCGAAGCGTTGAAAGAGGGTAGGTTTACTGAGTCTTTTATCGAGGAAATGCGTGACGAACCGTTCTTTAAGGAACTCTACGAATGTCGATTCCCTAGCGAAGATGAACTTATGGAAGGTGGCTACCAGAGGCTTATCGCAGATGAACTGTTACATAACGCTCTTGTCGAGGAAGAATACGCGCCTAAACCAGAAGGCGCTTACAGGTTGGGTTGTGACTTTGCTGGTGGCGGTAACGACAGGTCGGCTTATGTTGTTAGGTGTGACAATCTGATGTGGATAGAATCTACGAACCGTAGCCCGAACACTATGGAACAGGTCGGCTTTGTCCAACAATACAAAAACAAGTACGACATTGAAGATCGCTATATTTCTACTGACGCTGGTGGTTTAGGTAAGGGTGTTGGAGATCGTCTACATGAGATAGATATTTTTTGTAACAATGTGCAGTTCGGTCAATCTGCGATGATGAAAGATAAATACAAAAACGCGAGAGCAGAAATGTATTATGAGATGATGTTATGGCTCAAAAACGGTGGACGCATAGTGGCGAACGACAACTGGTATGAATTACTGTCAATAAATTATAAGACGGACAGTGAACGAAAATTTCAGATACAACCAAAAGATGAACTAAAAAGGCGCATGAAAGATCGAGGGCTTACAGCTTCATCACCAGACGTGGCGGATGCTGCATGTCTAACGTTCGCGGACAGTAGTATGGTGGTGGATGTGGACGATTTCTTTTTAGGATAGGTTATGGGTTGGTTTTCTGATAGACGGGCGACTGCTAAGGCTTCTTTTGCTGATCGTGCTGATTATGGTGGCGATAGTTTTATTTCGGGTATTGCTGGGCGTTCTAGTATTTCTCGTCAGAAGTTGTTGGCTCAATATACTGAGTTGGCTTATTCGTGTATAAACGTTATTGCTGAGGAGATCGGCAAGTACGAACCGTATTTTTATAAGTTGGTCGATGGTCAGGAGATTATTGACCCTCGCCATCCGATGTTGGCTTTATTAGAGCAACCTAATCCGAATATGACTCAGTATGAACTGTTTGAAGCTACTCAGTCTTTTATTGAGATTACTGGTGAGGCTTTTTGGTATATAACTTTTGGGGCTAACCGTAATGAACCTATGAGGATTGATATTGTTCGCCCAGATAAAGTTGAGGTTGCAGTACAAGACGATGTAGACCCGACTGGACGTTACGAGATCGGTGACGTTATCGGCTATACCGTTACTGGCGCTAAGGGACAACAGATTCCTTTAGAACCTAGAGACATGGTTCACATAAAGACTTTTAATCCATTTAACCCTTATCGTGGATATTCAACTTTGGAAGCAGGGTTTACGTCAATTGGTATTGATACTGCGACTTCTGAGTTCCAACGTCGTTTCATGGATAACAACGCAACTCCACAATCCATTGTTTCTTTCAAAGGCAATATCGGCAAGGATGCTTTTGAGAAAGTCAAAAAGGTTTTCTCTGAACGTCATGCTGGGGTAAAGAACGCAGGTAAAACGCTATTCATTCGTGACGCTGATGTGGATGTCAAACAGCTTGGTCTGTCGTTGGCTGACTTGGACTTAAAAGACCTTAAAACTATTACTTCTGAACGAGTCCGAGGAATGTTCCGCGTCCCTATGCCTCTGTTGGGTAATACTGACGGTATTGGTTTAGGTCGTGCAGGTGTCGAATCTGAAGAATATATTTTCCAAAAATACCCTATTGAAGCCAAGAAACAAAGGCTTGATGACCAACTCAAAATTGCTTGTCGTTTGTTTTGGCCTAACCAGGATGGTGTTCTTGTTGGACATAAAACCAACATTCCTGAAGATGGGCAACTTGTCCTAAAAGAGCATACTGACTTGACGGGTAAAGTAATAACTATAAATGAGGCAAGAAAACAAAGAAACCTACTGCCAGTAGAGGGCGGAGATGAACTTTATGTTTCATTTAACGTAGTTAGGGTCGGAAAAGACGACGAAAACCCCAACGACGATAAAGACGAACGACCACCAAAAGAAGAACCAGTAGAAGGTCAAGACCCCAATAACGAGGATTTACCTGAACAATTCAAGATGGTCAAACTAACTAAAAGACTCATAACAAAAAAATCGCCTGAAGAAAACCTATTCGACAACGCCAACGCAATAGAAGATCAAGGTGCTATCGAATACGAAACGAAACTTAACAAACTTTTAGGCGAACAGAAATCTAGGATTATCGACCAATACGACCTGTTCTCAGGTAAAGCAATAGAAACCCAGATTCTTCCTAGCGAAGAAGCAGAATCAGAACGGTTCGCTGCGGCTCTTTTGTTGTTGTTGTTTCTATATTTGGAGCGGGGCGGTGAACTCGGTGTCGGCTTTGTGGGTGGCTCAAACACCGAGTTCATTTTAGATAGGGTCACTAGGGATGCGATTACTGGTGCTAATGAAACTGTGTTGCGTTCGTTTACTCGAGAGACTTTGCAGGATATTCAGAACGCTGTGAAACGTGCTTTGGATGAAGCTGCGACTGGTGGGCTTTCTGCCGAGCAGACCCGTAAGGAAGTGTTAAAAAATATTGAGGGTGTGTATGGCGAGAATATGTCTGCGAGGGCTAAGCGTCTAGCTGAATCTGAGATTCATAAGGCTGTTAATACTGGTCTTGTTGTTGGGTTTATGCGTTCTGGTGTGCAGTATATTCAATGGAAAGCTAATCCTGGGGCTTGCCAGTTTTGTCGTCGTCTTGATGGTACGGTTAAAGCTATTGGTCAGTCTTTTATTCCTTTGGGTGCTTCTGTTGAAGGCGATGAGGGCGGTACGTTTGTTAATGATTATGAGGAAATCAGGTATGCACATTTGCATCCGAATTGTCGTTGTCTAGCTATCCCTTATTATCCGAAGGGTTCTTCTAAAGAGTTAATCAAGGTTGAGGTTCCTGTCCAGGTTGAGTCTGAGGAGACAGAGAAGTTGCGTCAGGCGTTGTTGGAACAGACAGATTATGTTAAGGCGCTTGAAGAAATAGCAGGGGTTGTTGATGGACAAGAACCAGAAAGTTAATCTTGCTAAGGCGAAGAAGGCGAAGGCTGATGAACTCGAACGAGAAAGACAAGCCGAAGAAGCAAGAAGGTTCGATACCGTCGAAGCGTTTGTGCGACAACTTTCTGATGTGGTCGAGGGCGGAATTGAGATCGAAGGACTCGACAGTTTATCTGTGGCATGTGACCGTATTGAAAAGTTCGGTGATACCGTCAAAACGCTCATTGAGAATATCGCCAAACATGCTGACAGTTTCTCTGAATTAGAAATCCCAGACCAATTAACAGTAAATCATGTTACGGATGACCTTCTTTTAGCGAAGCTAGAACAGGTAGGCGATAATGGTCAGCTTTTACAGCAGTTACAAGCGATTGACGAGGCGTTGGTATTACTTACGGCTTCTATCGAAAAGATTAAAGAGCAGGGCAAAAGACCCCAAGATTACTTACCCGTCAGACTGGTAGAGGGCTGGGATGATTCTCTAAAGTTTGTTCATAACTTGAACTTTGGTGGCGGTAGTGGTGGCGGTACTGCTAATGGGCTTACTGACGCTCAACTTCGTGCTTCGCCTGTACCCGTTTCAGCTTCGATAGATACAACGGGTTTAGCTACTGAAACTAAGCAAGATACTCTGATAGGTCATGTAGACGGTCTTGAAGCTCTTGTTACTTCTACAAACACGAAACTAGATACGCTTAATACTTCTGTAGGGACGATAGTAAGTAAAGCTACAGATGCGTATTCTGTATCGGCAATCTCAGAGGACTCGACATATAAATATTACTTTTTTGAGGATTCTGCGTTGAACTATTATGTGATGAGGAAACACAAAACCAATCAAGTGTACGACTATACGAAAGGCACGGGCGGATATGCTTCGGTATATGTCAGTTCAACTGCTGGACCTAGTGGTTCACCTACTTGGGCTAGTTACGGTACAACATTCTAAAGAGGAAATATGAAAGCACGAATTACAGAAAAATCAGAATTATCTTTAGGGTTAAAACAGCACTTTACTTTCGATATTATCGACGATAACGAAGAAACAATTTTAGCTTCACAAACTATCGAATGTTCACCTAGCCAGGCTATAGCAGAGATAACAAACAGAATATCTGAATACCAAACAGAATACGAACTTTCTCAAAACATTCCTGAGGTTATCGGCTAGTGGCACTCAAAGTCTTTGATGGCACGAACTGGGACACTGCGCTGCTCGGCACAGAGTCGATCTCAACTGCAAACATCAACCTCACAACAGCATATCAAGCATCAATAGGACAGACTGCTCCTAATACTTCAAATAAGATAACTGGCGTTTTCTTTTTTGTTGCCCAAATGCCGACAATAGGAAATATAGATATTGAGGTTCGAGAGACATAGATGGGACAGTGGACGGACAAACAACGACGATATACCCCTCTAATAGTTTCATAGGTTTACGTTCTTTCCAGTTGCCTGTACTGTTTGGTGGCACTTGGTTGTGGGGGTCAGCTCAACGCGCAGGTATTCCTTTTGATCTTCCTGCTTGGTGGGATTCTGTAAATGGTGTTGCTGCTATCCCTGAAGGACACATCCTAAAAATTGTTAACGATATTATTTCTGGTGTAGATATTCCTACCTGGGTAGCGCCACCAGCAGAGATACCTGATGGTACAATGGTTAATGACATCCTTGTTTGGAACGGTACAGAGTACGAGGCGGAACAGTTGAACGTAGAACCACCAAAGACAACTACTCTTTTTGACAAAGCAACTACAAACATTATCTATATAGGCAAAGCACCGATTGGAACAGCTCTTGGTACGGGGGCATGGCAGATTAAAAAGATAGATAAAACAGTAACAGATAACGTAACCATAACATTCGCAGCAGCAGGAGCTTTTACCGCAACGTGGAATAACCGAGGAAGTGAGACTTACTCATGAAACCAATAAATCGCAGATACCATAATTTAGATAAGCCCACCGTTGCTAGTTCGGTAACTTGGGATATGAGTGATGGGCATACCATTGTTGTAAATGACCTTTCAACAGAAGGCAATATGGGTGATGGTAAAGAAGAATTGACTGCACTTGCACAACAGGCATGTGATTCGTACGAGGAGAACTTATAATGGCAGTAATTATTTCAAATGGTGCAACTGACCTACACGCTGCAAGCGGTTTTTACAGGGTGGAAGCATCAAATCTCGGAATATATAACAATACGACACTAGCACTGTCTACTACTCGGAGTATAGCGGTTACATTTGCAAACGCAGGAAACTGTCAAGGTGTTGTTATCGGTATATCTACTTCAAGTGCAACTCAAGATGTCACTGTTACATTAAAAGAGAGCGGTACTGCTAGGGCGAGTAAAACACTCACTAACGCACAAATTATAAACAGCACTTCTTATGTTGGTGGGCACTGGTTAGTACCGTTTACATTTACTGCACCATACGCAGTAACAACAACTGGTGGTGTTTGGACTATAGAGGTTTCACAATCAACTGCGTCTGCTGGTTGGGGTTTGATGACCTCTAACGGTACCGCACCGTTCTACGCAGCATGGTGCGATAACGCTATGACTTTCGCAGACAATGATACAGTTATTTGTAAGGATATAGTCACAATCTCACAAACCTGCACCGTAAAAGGTACACTCGGAACAGGTGATGCGGTAAACGCTACCGCTATATGGGTATGTAAGTCAGATAGTGCACCAACCAAAACAAACAACGCTAGTAAACTACAGATTATACCTGCAGCAACTATGACCTTATCTATCAATGGTTTAATTGGTTGGGGTTCGCACTCTGGTATTCAAGCAGGAACTTCTACCGTACCAGTACCAGTTAGTAAACTTTTAACTATAAACTTCATACTTTTGACGGTAGGTTCAGCCTATGGGTTCAAGGGATTGTCAGCGTTTAGTGCATTAAGAGGAACATTTTTATTCTATGGCGAATACCCAACGACAGAACGCTATACTTTAACAGCACAAGCCAATGTCGGTGCATCATCTTTTTCGGTTGCCGATACAACAGGTATAAGTAACGGTGATATTTTTCACATATCGAAAGCATCAAACGCACAATACAATACGATTACTTTTTATACCGTAACAGGCACTACCGCAACAACGGTTTCAATTACCCCAACTATTACAGGTTACGCAAGATTAGCAGGGGGTGTTGCATACAAAGCAAGTGGCTACGGTATTAAGATTATACGAAGTGGTGCAACAGGAACATTTAATAACTCGTTTGGCGTACCGTCAAATTGGTATGTATGCGGTATGGAAATATTCAGACATGCTAATGATGGTGGGTTTGCGTTCGGTGCAAGTTCATTAGCACAGTCAGGTGAGGATAGTTCGTATAGGTCGAAGTGGCAGATGGAACACTGTATTAAAGGGATTGTTGGTGGAAGCCCACATCAACCGCTTGCAGGTGGCTATACACCATACGAGGGAATTAGCATGAATGATTGTGCAGGTTTCGGCTCAATGATGATTATCAGTGGTGTACAACAATCAGACTCATGGACAGTTGGTGCACTAGAGGAAAAGAACAACTATAGTTTTTCACAATTTTCAGGTGGTAAGTCTATAGGAACGAACGGATACCCAGTGTGGGATATACAAGATAATATTTTTGAAATGTTTGCATACGGTTCATTGAAAGGCAAAGACTCGATAGTTAAGAACAATTATTTCCGAGGTGGTTCAGGTGGTGGTTGGCAATTCTACCTACAAGACTTCTTGAACTGTGTTGAATGGTCAGGTAATACATGGGACGAAACACCTACATCTTTGAACTTTCAGAGTGCTGTATTAAACCTCAATATGAAAGATGAATTAAATGTTGGAACGGTTGGCACCACTTCACATATCTATGCAAGGGCAGGTTGTAACATGATTAACGTCATTATGGAAAACCCTAGCTTTACACCTACTATAAATATAACCGAACAACTACTATGGGTAGACGGTTCAAAACTATCTATTGTTGATACAGCCAATGTTTCAGGCTCAGATGTTAGTTATATTCGTACAGGTGTTATACACCGCACGAAGTCAGGGTTATCTGATACAACTGTAAGAACATCTGGTGGTAGTGCTATGCGGTTCACTCCAAATAGTAGTACGCAACTTGCTAAGTGGGAACAAACAATACCAACAGGCGACATTACTAGTAAAACAATGACTATCACTTGTTGGGTATATATTAACAATTCTGCCTATTATGCAGGTACGCATACTAATCCTACTTTAACAGTAACCTATGACAAGACCTCTACCGTTACTTCAGTTGCTACAGCAACCGCAGGAAGTTGGCAACAGTTAGCTTGCACATTTACACCGACAACAGCGTATGGACAGGTCACTATGAAAATAACAGGTGCTACTGACGCTACAACAACAAGTAGATATTTCTATGTAGATGACTTTAATATTGCCTACCCTGCTGGCGTACAGGTTGACTTGGGTGGACTTGACCTTTGGGCGAATGGTTTACCTGTTGAACCTGCTATTGCAACTATGCCGAGTATCACTGGGGTATGGGACGAGCCACTATCTGCTCATACGATTGCTGGTAGTGCTGGCAAGATATTGAAAGACGCAGCCGATAACGCAGAACTAGCAGCAATCACCTAATCTAAATCTGCTCCACATCTGTCGTAATCTTTTTTCATTTCGACAAGATTAGAATCTTGATCTATTCCGCTAAGTCCTTCTGTTTGGGCTTTCGCAGATTCACCCACTAATGCAAACACGATGGGTCGTAGACTTGTCGATGCTTCCGATAGTGCAGAGATCGCTAGCATAACTTAGAGGTACGACAAAAACGTAAAACGCGACTGTTAGTGTTCACGCGCTATAATCATGATATATGTCTGGGAAGGAATATTTAGATGCAGACTCAAATCGAACAACGTATTGATTTAACTACTCCATTTACTGTCAAAGCGTCCAAGAATCTACCTTACGGGCAGGTCGAGGTCGTGGTTTCTAATAGTGCTACTGATCGTCATGGTGAATCTATCGAGATGACTGGTATTGATATTAAGCAAGTGCAACGTAATCCTGTTGTGTTATGGGCGCATGATTACCAGTCTTTACCTATCGGTAAGATATTGAAGCTATGGAAATCAGGTTCTGATCTGATGGCTCGTATCGAATTTATGTATGACATTGTCGATTTTGCTGACATCGTATACAAGCTCATCATGGCTGGAACATTGAATGCTGTTTCTATTGGCGGTATCGTCAAAGAATATGGTGTACAGAATGGTGTTACTGACTATTCTAAGATAGCGAAACTTGAAATGGTTGAACTATCGGTTGTCCCTGTTGGCGCTCACCCTGACGCTCTTGTGACTTCTAAAGCGTTAGAAAACATTAACGTAACTAAAGACATTTTTGAATCTCAATATGCAGATTTTGTTAAGTCTGCTACTATTTCTCCACAGGTAGACGATCTGATCGAAAGACATATCGAAACCTCTAAAGCGTTACTGAAGGCATTAGAACTCGTCAAAAACGATTCTATGGATTCCGAAGGTGAAACTGCTACAAGAATAATCCGAAGAAAGACTCTCGTTCTTTCGAATAGTCGGAATCTTGCTAATACACAGAAAGCACAGATAGAACAATTTTTATCTGATGTTAATAAGCAGTTGAAAGGCATCCATTATGACAGAACAAGAAAAGAGCAAGACTGAGGTTCTTGAGGAAGAAGTTATCATTCCTGAAGAAACCGTTAAAGGTCTTGTCGATAAAGTAACAGAAACAGTTAAGGCTTCTCTTGAAGCGCAAACAGCAGATATTGATTCAAAAATTGCTGAGGCAGTAAAGAACGCTATGCCTGACACTCCTGTAAATAAGGGTGTTGTTGGTAGCGCTACTCCTAATTCAGAAAACGCTTCTTTTGGTACTACTCGAGCAACAAAAGGCTTTGAGGGTGCGCGTAAAGAAGTACGTTTTATGCGTCAATCAAAAGCGTTGGCAAACAAAGACAGTAACACTCTAAAGCACATGAACGACTACAACCTTGAGTTGATCGGAAAAGCTGAAGAAAACATCGAAGAAATATCTAAAGCAAACAACGTAACAGGACGTTATGTTTCTAAAGCTACATACAACAACGAAACTACAACTACTGAGGGTGGATATTTAATACCAGACCCAGAGTTCCTTATAGCTATTGAACGCTACGAGGCACAATACGGTGTAGCTTTCGCTAACTGTACAGTACGCACAACAGACCGTACTTCTATCAAAGCAAACACAGGCACAGGAAACGTGACTATGTATGAACTTGGTGAAGCGGCACAAAAAACACAAACAAAACCGACTTACGGACAAGAAGAAGTTAGCCTTCGTAAATTCGCTGCAATCGTTGTTGCTTCAGATGAATTTATTGAAGATCAAGCTGCTGGATATTGGGCTGATGTGACTAGTGGTTTTGCGCGTGAACGTGCAAGATTGACTGACACTATCTGTTTCACAGAAGATGATGCTTCTCCTGCTAAGAGAGGTATTTTGAACACTTCAGGTATTCTTACTGAAACTGTTGGTTCAGCTATCACTTCTTTGGCTTGGGATGATCTTTTAGATACAGAATCTAAGGTTCTTCCTGAAGGACAGATGGGCGCTAAGTATGTTATGCACCGTACGGTACAAAACATTTTGCGTAAATCAAAAGGTACAACTAATGACCATTATCTAGCTGGACTTACAGCAGATCAGACTCGTACACCTTGGGGTACTCCTATTGTGTTGTCTGAACTGTTCCGTTCATCTACTGCTGGTGAAAACAACCAGCCGTATATCCTTTATGGTGATCTTTCTAAGATTCAACTTTGGATTAACGGTGGACTAACTCTTACTTACGGAAACGAAGGTACTGTTGGTTCGTTGAACTTGTTTGAACAAGACTTAACAGCATTACGGGCTGTGACTCGCTTTACTAAGCTAATCACATTCCCTAGCCGTTTCGTTGGAATAGGCACGGGTAGCGTCTCATAGTTCGAGTTCGTTACTAAAAACATGCTAGAGTAGGGGTATGAAAAATACCTCTACTCTTTTTTATGACCAAAAATTAAAACTGTGGTGCAAGCCTTGTCCTGTATGTAAAGGTTTTGTAAAACATAAATGGAAAAGTGGACTAGCAAAGTCTCGCACTTGTTCACGTTCTTGTCAGATGAAAGGTAATACTTTTCGTAAAGGACACACGCCAACTAATGCTTTTAAGCCTGGCGAAACTTCTGGCGAAAAAAATGTGAATTGGAAGGGTGACGAAGCTAGCTATGGCTCTTTACACGACTGGGTTAGTTACCATAAAGGAAACGAGAAAAAATGTTCTCAATGCGGTGAAGATGAGCCTTCAAAAAGATACGAGTGGGCAAACATATCAGGCGAATATAAACGCGAGATTGATGACTACATTCGTCTATGTAAAAAATGCCATTACCATTATGACGGGAATACTTTATCTCAATACCAGAAACGTAAAGTTCGAGAGAAAATGTCGAACAATAAGAGTGGCTTTAAGAATGTTTGCCAAGAAAAAAGGTCGGGTAGGTATTATTCTTATATAGCTACAAAGGGGTATAGGCAAAGGCTGGGGACTTTTGATACGCCTGAGGAAGCATATGAGGTTTATAAAGAAAAGGCTTTGGAGCTTTTCGGGCGCTATTAAGTTTAGGTGTTGTAAGATATAATCATGTTGAAACGTAGGAATATCAAAAACCAAGCGATGCTGGAACCCGAAGTTTCTAAATGTAAGGGAGACTGTAAATGTCATACGCAAGCCAAACAACGGTCGAAAACTACTTGGGCAGGACGCTTTCTGCGTCAGAAATAGCTTCTTTAGCTTATATTCTTGAGAGTGCTGACCGTACAATCAATGACCGTTTGGGCGGTAGTTATGGTGCGGTAGATGTTTCTTCTAAGTTTTATGATGGCGGTTGGAGGCATATAGAGTTCGATTCTGCCTACGAGGTTTCTGCTGTTGAGATGGTCGATAGTGATACTTCTAATAGCGTTTTGGAAACTTATATTATCGGTGAAGATTTAGAGTTACTGCCGTTGAATCAGACAACGAAAAATTATATGGTTAAACGCTACGGTTACTTTACCTCGGGTGTAGGAAATATAAAAATTACTGGCAGGTTTTCTTTAGGGGCGACTGTACCTGACGACATTGTTTATTTAGCGACCTATATTGCGTCGAATATGTTGATAAATAGCCAACTTAACGGAATTAAAAAGGAAGCTATTGAGGGTTACTCGAGAGAATATACGATCTTTAATGCTGATACTGACCCTGAGATAGCTAGGGTTTTGGGTAGTCGTAGCGAAATATTGATATGACGTTGTTTGCTCCACCGATGAATATGTCGTGTCAGATAGTCACGACAACTCGTGATCGTTTTGGCGACTGGGTTTACAACTCTGGCGCTTCTGTATCGTGTTATTTTCGTGAGATCAACGTGCAACGTGAAGCTGGTGCAGCGAAAGATAATATTCATGCTGAATCTAATGATGCTGATGCGATGGTGTGGTTTCCTGCTGGGACTGCTGTTGAGACTGGTTCGTTAATATTTTTTGATGGTTTCTATTATGAGGTTCAGCGTGAAACTAAAGCACGACGTAACTTTGAGTCTACGGTACAGTTCATTAAGTGTGACCTGAAAAGGACTGCGGTGGTGAGCTGATGGCTAATGCGAGTGGTCGTCCTATTTTTACTAGTTACGCTAAGCAGTTCAGCGACAAAGTGAAACGACGTAACGATATAGCTTTGGGCGACATGGCTCAAGAGATAGAAATGATTGCGGCTTTCTATGGTCCTGTTTTGTCGGGTAATCTTATTAGAAAAATCAAGAAGAAACGTAAGAGTGCCAATCATTGGCAGGTTAGGGTCGATGAGGATTATGCGGCTTATCAGGAACGCGGTATGAGGCATGATGGGACTAATATCGTAAAGAAATATACGACTCCTGGTACTGGTAAGCATTATCTTGCGAGGGCTGGTCGTCTGGTTTCTGGTCGGGCTTTGCATTATTTTAGGAAAGCTCATACTTTTGCTTCTGGTACGAGTAGTGTTTCTGGTGGCGGTAGTGGTTTGAAAAGTAAGACCGATATGACGACGTTTTTTGGTGATTGATAATGGTTGCTAGTACTTCTTTTTTGGACGATATATGTTCTTATATTGGCGATAAAACCGATTTCTATTATGGGGATGCTGATGTGTTGCCTGGCGGTAAGAACTCTTGGTTGAAAGCTGGTGAGCTACCTAAGGATATAAATGGTGTTTATGCGATGCAGATACCTACAGAAGCTCCTGATCGTGAGACTGGGGTAATGTATTTTCGTATAGATTTTTGGGCGTTGAATAAATCTACAGCAGATGGGTATGCTGATCTACAGAAAATCTATGACCTATTTTATTTGAACCATGATTTTCCGACAGATAACTTCTATGTGTTCCAGTCGTTTATGGAAGGGCAAGCTGAGGATTGGGATAGAACTATTGACAATCTCAAGGCATTGTCGTTATCTGCTATATTCTATGTTAGATACTTGATCTCATAAAGGGGATAAAAAATGGCAAAGACTCAAAGCAATCTCCGTATAGGCGATGCGGAACTTTGGATTAACAACGGTGTTGATGCAGAGTTTGTTATTGGACATACTAAAGGCGGAATTGAGTTTTCGTTTTCGAGAGATTTTGAAGATTTAACTCACGACCAGGGCGGTGAAACTCCCGTAGAGATGGCTCTTAAAGGTAATGATCTTACTTTTAAGGCTATGGTTGCAGAAGCAACAACATATAACCTGAACTTAGCTATCCCAGAAGGAAAATTCAATGATGGTTCTATCAGCGAATCTTTAGGTTTGGGTACTGACTCTGGTTATCTTTTACGCCAGAACGCTGTTCAGATGAGGCTTCACCCTCGCAATAAAGCAGCGAGTGACTATACGGAAGATATATATATTTGGAAAGCTGTATCGTCTGAATCTGTTGAACTTGGATATAAAATCGACGAACAACGTATCTTGGAAATCACTTTTCGTGCGTTGTATGACGAATCACAGCCAGACGGACAACGTTTAGGTCGTGTTGGTCCTCAAGCTATCTCTTAAAAACATTAGTTAGGTGGAATAATGGTAGAAGAAGCAGATTTCGAATTAGAGCCAGCGGTTGATCTTGACCTTGATGCGCTTGTTATTGAACCTAAAAAGGTGCGTTTGCCTGGCGGTGCGGTCGTTTTGATTCACATGCCTGAGCTTTCTACTCTTTTTAGTTTAACTAAGTTGGGTAACAGGATTGATAGTCTTAATTCTTCTAAGAAACCTGCTACTGATGCGCAGAAAGTGAAGTTGTTTGAGGAAATCAAAGAGGCTTTTATTGAACTTATCCCTGAGTTGCAACCGTATAGCGACCAGTTGAATGACGCTCAGGTTGTTGCTTTGATTCAATTTATAGCAAAAATGTCTATGCCGAAAGATTTAGATGAACTTCAGAAGCGTGGTATCACACTCGATGATGACAAAAAAAAAGTCCTACAAGACTTTTTAGGTCAGTAGCATATTTTCTTAAACTCTATCCTGGCTACACATTAAGCCAAGTTTTGAAAGAACCTGCGCCCTGGTTTTTTATTCTTTTAGATCAAGGATTCAAAATTGATGCAGAAGAAAAAGCAAAACTTGTAGAGATCGCTGCGGTAGCTCAAATGGATTCTCCTGCTATACAGAATCTACAAAAGAAATATATTAACGCCTCTCGTGAAATCTTGGATATACTTAAAGATGACGACGACTATTCAGCTATTTCAAAGCTGAAACAAGAGATGAGTTCTGATGGCTGAAAAAATAGGTTCGATCTATTACGACCTTGATCTTAGAGATAACCAATTTAACTCGAAACTTAATCAGGCAGACAAAAATACTAAGAATTTTGGCGATAATGTAAATAAGGTTGCTGGCGCTTTTGTTGCTTTGGGTGCGGCTGCTGCGTTGGCTTTGAAACAGACTGCTTCGTTTCTTATGGATGCGGTTAATGCTTCTTCTCAGTATGAGACTTCTATGACAAGTATCACTCGTATTGGTGCTGCTTTGGGACTTTCGATGGATGAAGTCAAAAGTGCTGCTAAGAGTTTAACTAAGGATGGTCTTTTGACTGTGACTGATGCGGCTGGTGGTTTGAATAACTTGTTGCGTTCTGGTTTTAGTTTGCCTGAATCTATTAAGTTGATGGAGAACTTTAAGAATACTGCTTCTTTTGGTAAGCAATCTGCTTTGTCTTTTGGTCGCGCTATTGTTTCTGCGACTGAGGGTATTAAGAATGGTAACTCGATTCTTGTAGATAATGCTGGTGTTACTAAGAACTTGTCTCGTATTTTGCAGGAAGCTGGTTTCGCTGAGGATGACTTGATGAAAGTTAAGGAAGATGCTGCTGTCCGTCAAGCGATGTATAACGGACTTCTTGCAGAAGGTGCTGTGAACTTGGGTGACGCTGCTGTTTATGCTGAGACTTATGCTGGTAAGCAAACTATTTTGAATAACCAGATTTTTGAAGCTAAAGCTGCTTTGGGTGATGTGTTCAAACCTATTCTTCGTGATGTTTTGGAACGTCTGTTGAAAATTGTTAAGGCTATTAAGGCTTGGATTGAGGAGAATCCTAATCTGGTAAAAATTATTGCTGGTGCTGTTGTTGCGATTTTGGGTTTGTTTGTTGCTTTTGGTTTGTTGGCTGGTGCGGTAATGATTTTTAATTTTGTTGGTGGTACTGCGTTGTTAATTATTGGCGGTTTGGTTTTAGCTATTGGTCTAATTATCGGTATTCTTGGATTGTTCATTTTTGGGTTGGTTCAGCTTTACAACAAAAATAAATGGTTTCACGATTTTGTGGATATGATTTGGCAGAACATAAAAAAGATCATTAAGGAAGCATGGGAGAACAATATTAAACCTGCCTTGATGAACCTCAAAAAAGCATTCGATGATCTTGTGCAAACCTTAAAAAGGCTTTTAGAGGAACATCCTGAACTTAAAGATATGTTGAAATTTCAGGCGATACTTATCGGTGTCGGCATGTTAGCTACTTTGAAAACTACTTTATGGCTGGTAGAACAGGCTATCAAATCTGTTTCTTCTGCATTACAAGTTATGAGCATGATGACTGAAGCTGCTTCTATGTCTGTTGGTTGGCTTGCTTCTGCTTGGGACACAGCTGTTAAAGCTATTTATTCTGTAATTTTACAGTTGATGAAACAGTTAAATAAGCTCCCTGCTGGTATAAAAAAGTTTTTGAAATTAGATGGTTTAGATACTGCTATTGCTGTTTTGGAAGAACAGGTACATGGTGGCGGTTCGCCTTGGGGTCGTACTGGTTCTAACTTTGGCGGTCCTGATGCTCCTTTAAGAAATTATGGTTCTCGTCGTGCGATGGGTGGCTATCAAAAGGGTGGAGAGCTTGGTCTTGTTGGTGAGCAAGGTCCTGAGTTGTTTGTTCCTGATAGTCCTGGACATATTTTGGATGCTCAGCGAACTGCTGCGATGTTGTCTAATAGTTCTTTGTTGGGGTTGGGTGGTATTTTATCTAAGAGTTTGGGTTCTACTGGCGGTCAGTCATCTAAGGTTTATTTGTATGTTGATGTTGATGGTGTGACTGCGATGTCTCGTCCTCAAGCTAAAGCGTTTGGTTCTTATCTAATTGAAGCTGTGAATGATGATTTGAAGAAGCGTGGCGTTGAACTTATTGGTGACGGTAAAATTAAGGGGGCTGGCTGATGGGTCAAGATATGTCTATGGTTTTGGGTGGTCGTTTGTTGCCTAAGCCTTCTACTTTTAAGAAAACTGATTCTATTAATGGTGTTGATGTTACGACTTTGGGTGGTGTTCTTTATACTGATTTTCGTGACCGTCGTAGGTCGTGGGATGTGGGTTGGGAAAACATTTTGTATGCGACTGACCATGAAACCATTATGGATATTTGGCGTGAGCAGATTTCGACTCGTAGTTATCCGATGTTGCAGTTTGATGCTGAGGGTATTTATGTGCCTGTGAAGATAGATATTAGTTCTCAGAGTCTTAAATATAACGGTACGTTGGTGCAGTCTTTTACTATTACTCTGACGGAAGCGAATCCTATAAGCTGATGCAAACCAACGATTTAATCTATGCGTTATCCAAGGGGGATATGCGTCGTATCAACTATCGAGTTGCGGTGTCTTTCGATAAAGTTTTTGATAGTAATATCACGTTTTTTACGATAGGGCAATCTGTTGTTGGTGGTTCGGATTATATTCCTGGTACTTCTGATGTTATCCAGGAGTGGGATAAATATGCGTTTACTGATTATACCGACAGGGTTGTAGATATTAACGTCGAGTACGAGAAAGATTATCCTTTTTCTGTTGTTGCTGCGACTGCTGATGTGACGTTCAATAATTACGATGATTTTTTTGACCCTAATGGGAGTTCGTCTATTGCGGATGATGTTTTGCCTTATCGTCCTATAAGGATTTGGATGGGGTTTGATGATGAGCTTGTGTTGGTTTTTTCTGGTTTGACTGATGGTATGCCTAAACTCGACGAGAAATCCAAGAAGGCAGAGTTTCATTGTATTCAGTCGCTTGCTTTGATTTTTGATCGTTCTTTGGATGAGTTTGATTTGTTTGAGAATGTCCGTACTGATGAGCTTTTGGGTGAGGTTTTGCAGTCTGCTGGTGTTCTTGTTAGCCAGTATGATTTGGAACCTGGGCTTACTTATCTTCGTTATTATGCGATTAGTAAAGGTACGACTGTTATTGATGCGATTAAGCCTCTTATGGAAGTTGAGTCTGGTTCTTTGTTTATGGATGAGATCGGGCAGATAAAGTTTTATAATCGTCAGCATCCGCCTGGTGATATTGTTCATGCTTTTGAGAAACATAGGGATATAATTAGTGCTACTGGTCGTCGTGAGGACGAGTTGATTAATACGGTGGTGGTTAATAGTGAACCTAGAGCTTTGGCAGAGAATCAATATATTTGGGCTTCGAGTGAAGCTGTGGTTGTTCCAGCGTCGGGGTCTGTTGATGTTTGGGCTGATCTTAGCGACCCTGTTAAATCTGTTGATGTTCCTGTTTTGGATGCTGTTGTTGGTTCGACTTATAGTGTTAATTCTTTAGCTGATGGTTCTGGTACTGCGTCTACCGATGTGACGCTCACTTATAATTATACTTTTGGTCAGTCTTATAAGATGACTTTTACTAATGCTTCTGCTGTTGCTTTGTATTTGACTGGGGTGACTTTGTATGGTGAACCTTTTAAGGTTGTAGATCAACTGTATGTTCGTGAGACAGATCAGGTTTCTGTCGATAAGTTTGGTGAACGTCTTTATACTTTGGATAACAATAATATCCAGGATGAGGGTACTGCTACTGCTAAGGCTTTGCAGTTGATTGATGATAATAACGATTATGGGGCTGTTACTGAGCTTGAAGTTAAGGGTACTCCTCAGTTTCAGATTGATGATCTTGTGTCTGTTGAGATTGATGGACGTTATAAGACGGGTCGTATATGGAAGATTGTTATGGGTATGTCTGAGGGCGGTTCCTTTGAGCAGACTTTGTCTTTGAAGGAATATACTCGTCGAGATTATTTTCGTGTTGGTGATTCGGGTAGTGTCGTTGGCGGTAGCGACTATATTAGTTACTAGAAAGAGGTTGTTATGTCGAGTATGTCTGGTGGACAGAAAACTGATTCTGTGAATAGCGGTAAGTTGCGTACTGAGTATGGCAATAATCGTATGATTGTTAATGATGGTACTGACGATATTTTGTTAGCTGGTCAAGATAACGATGGGGATATTGTTTTTAAGGTATCTCAACCTGGTTTTGATGTAAAAACTGCTACAAATCAGCAACTAGCTTTCTCCTCGCAATTCAATACTTTGAAAATTATCCAAACAGGGACAGTGACTCTTAATAAGGCAGCAAATTCTACGGACGCTTTTACTAGCGTGACGCATGGTTTAGGCTACAGGCCAGTAGTTTTATGTTTTGCTGATGGAGGCACATTTGGACTTGGAAACATTTTACCTGTACGGCTAGTTATGACACAGACTGGGGCTACTCCTGCTGATTGCGCGGAAGTAACTGATGCAGAACTTCGCTATGGAACAACAACTTCTGTAGTAAATTTCTTTCTCTCTACTCCAAACTGGTCACCTGCGTTTAGTGGGAGATATAGCAACGCAATAACAGCAAATGTAAAATATTATATAATGGCTGAAACAGGCGCTTAACACAAGGACTATTATGGCTTTTACTTCACAGACTTTTTCAGCGTTAGAACAACCAACGCTTGCTAAATGGAACATCCTGAACTCTAACGACGACGACCTAAATGCTCGTCTAGGAGTTTTAGAAACCAACACGATAGCTAGTCGAGGAATAAATAAGGGTTCTGACACTGCGGCTGGAGGGGTTACATCCTCTTATGCTACTTATGCAACAGTGACGGCTACTTCTACTGGTGGGTTGATTATTATTGATGTTTCGATGATTTTTAATAACGCTAGTTCAGGAGCAGATAGAGGAGCATCTTATAAAGTTCAATGCGATGGAGTGGACGTAGGAACTCCGTTGTCTGGGGTAATTCTTGTTCCTTTGTCACCTACTAACTTACCGATACATTTCTCGGAAAGTTTTACTCATACTCCTTCGGCTGGTTCACACACTTGGACTTTACAATGTTTAGCTAGCATAAATACGGCGGTTACTTTACGTCGTCCCACTATAGAAGTTCGTGAAGTGTACTAATGACTTTTTTATCTAGGCAAGCTTGGGGGGCTTTACCGCCTAAAACTGTATTGAAATCTATCGGTAAAGTAGATGAAATTTTTATTCACCATAGTGTCACTAACCCTACGTCGTCACCTGCGAATGACGCTAGAGCTATCCAACAGTTTCACATGAACGGCAGAAATTATAGCGATATTGGTTATACGTTGTTGGTTCATCCTGACGGTACTGTAATGGAGGGTCGTACTGTTGGTGGGCTTGCGGCTCAGGGTGCGCATACTTCTGGTCATAATGTTACGTCGATTGGTATTTGTGGTGTCGGGAATTATGAGCAAGATCAGCCGTCTGATGTTTTGATTGGTGGTTTTAATGATGCGATACAGTTTGCGAAGGATAAGGGTTGGGTTAGTTCTAGCCCGAAGATTAGGGCTCATAAGGCTGTGTTTTCTACTCAATGTTGTGGGAAACATTTGATTGCTAGAATGGGTGAGATAGGGACGGGAGTACCAATGTCGGCAGATAAACTTACTAAAGACGAGTTTGATTATTTACATATTTTGGCGCATGGGGGTTTACCTGGTGCTAACCACGATTATCGTTGGGTTGGTCAGCCTTTAACTAAGACTTTGCATGAGTGGTTGGGTACTGACCCTATTAAGAATGAGCTTACGTTGGCTTATCAAAAGAAAAATAAGCAACTTATTAAACCTTCTGAATGTCCTTCTGTTGCGCCTAGTCCTACACCTGAATGTAAGTGTGATGTTGATGTGATCGCGGAAGCTGTTGCAGAGAAACTTGCGGAAAGACTCAAAGACTAATGATGTTAGGAATTTCGGAAGCATTAGACGGACAACTTGTTTTATTGGTTGGCGTTCTTATTGTTCTTGGTACAACTGCAAACGTGTTTTTATCTAGTCGAATTAAACGCGATACAGGTCAAGTCAATAAAGCGGTCAATCATGTTGCTGAAGGAACTCCAACTTTGTCTGATCGCGTTGATGCGGTCAATGGAACTTTGGAATATACGCAGGCAGTTTTGACTGTCTATAAAAAAGATACAGCTGAACAGTTCGAAAATATTCATAAGTCACAGGATGAGCTTCGAGGTATGATTGAAGTTGTTAAGGATGATGTCGCAAAGATACGCGAGTCAGTGGACAGACGTAAAATTGATAGGGGGAATGATGTCAGCTAAAAAGAAAAATATAAGTAAGACAGATAAGTTGAAGTTGAACGCTAAAGATATTGGTGTTCGAGCGCTCAAGACTTTCGTTCAGACTTTGATTGGTTCGTTGGCTGTTGTAGCTGTTGCTACTAGCTGGGAAGCACAAAAGGTTGCTTTGATTGGTGCTTTGGCTTCTAGCGTTGCTGCTGGGCTGTCTGTTGTTCAGAATGCTTTGCTTGCTGTTGTCGATAAGTAGCTGGGGTTAGTTCCTGGTTGTTTCGCCAGGCGGTGTTTCTGTCTCCTGATACTTCCCATCCGTTGATGAGTAGGTGTTGGGTTTCTTGGATTGAGAATTTGCGGTGGAATAGTAGTTTTATCATTTTTGTTGTTCTCTTGCTTGTGGGTATAGTTCTTTTAGTATTTCTACGAGTTGTGATACGGTCATGAGGGCGTATTGTTCTTCGGCTTTTCCTTTGCCTTTTCGTTTGAAGATGGTGAATCCGAATTTTTTGTTTGCGTTTTGTCGTTCTGTTTCGGTTTCGTTTATCCAGCCTGCGAGGTTGAGTTTTACACAGTTTTTTAGTTCGAATACGCTATCGACTTTCCATACTTTTAGGTCGCCTAGGTCTTTGTTGCCTGAGAGTACTTGTCTGTCGCAGTCGAATCCTTGTTCTATTAGATAGTTTTTTATTAGAGTTTCGAAGTTTGTGCCTTTTTGTTTTGATGGGTTTGACATGTTTTCCCTGCTTAGAGGCTTTTTGTTGAATGTTCTCAAGGTTTATCTTATCGTGCCGACATATATATCCTATGGATTTGAGAGAACAGGTAAGGAAGCCTTCAAAACAAAGGAAACTAAAAATGAAAACTCCCTTACCTAAAATCAATGTTAGCGCTATTGCGCGTTCAAAAGTGACTAGTGGTGTGCTGGCTGTGTTGGCTTTTGGTGGTTCTGTATCTTATGGAACTATTCAAGTGTATGAGGCGACTCGTCCTGAACGTCTACCTGCTAATACTGCTTGTCGTACGCTTGCCGATCAGGTTCGTGTTGCTTTGGATGGCTATCAGAATGAACTTTCTGCTGTGTTATCTAAGGAACCGAAACCTAAGGTTGATCTTTCTCTTGTAAAGAGATCTTATGCGGATTGTGTTGCGACTGAAAACCAATATGAAGTGGTGGTGGCGAAATGATGCTCGTATTTATTATAGGCGCGTTTGCTGTCGGTTTTGTGATGTTGTTCGCTAACGATAAACACCACGAAGAATGGAAAAGACGTAACCCTAAAGGTGTCTACTATCCAGGGACTAAGAGTTCTAACTTTGCTCTAGTTCTTCTTGGTATTGCGGTTTTTGCTGTTTTTATTTGGCTAGACCCTGAAATTGGACGTTCAATTTTGGAGGGGTTATGAGTTGGTTTATATATATCACCGAGTTCCTTACGCAGCATCCTGAGTATGCAATCTTGCTTTTTAGTAGTTGGCTGTTTGCGATTGTGCGTATGGAATCTAAAAAAAGGAAAACATCATGAAACATGTATGGAATCTGTATTGGAAATACGAATGGCTTTTTGAGCCTCGCAGGTTTCCTAGACACAAAATTTAAGGAAGAACATTTAGCTCAAGGATGAGCGCTTTTTTTCAAACACCCCTGTCCAAATGAAAGTGAACTCATCCCATGAAGCTAATAGCTTTTATCTTATCGCCCTTAATTGTTTTTGTTGGTTCGCAGTTGCAACCGCCTGACGATTATCGAACTTCAAACTATGCTGGTGTTGAGGCTGTGACAGTCGCAGAGACTCCACCCCCTGTGGCTGTCCAGTCTTTTCCTAGAGGTAAAGTTGTTGGTACTGATTGTCGTCCTGATTTTAATAAGTCAGCTCATTATGAATCTGAGACTGTAGGTAAACCAGAACTGTTGTATCGGTTTAGGGTTTTGGGTATTCCTGAAGCTGCTCACGATACGATGGCTGCGATTGCTATGTCTGAATCTATTAGAGGACAGATTTCTTGTCATGGTGACGATTATGCTCCGTATTATATGCAGAGGGCTTCTAATGGTCAGACTTATACTTATAGTATTGGTCTTTTTCAGATTCGTCTTATTAAGGAGCAGACTGGTACGGGTCAATGTCGGGACGAAACTCGTCTTAAAGATAGTGTAGATCAGCAGATTCTTTGTGCTTGGGAAATATCTGGTGGTGGTCGTAGTTGGTCGCCTTGGTCTGTGACGCATTCGAATAGGGGTAAGCCTTATTTGAATTGGTTGGGTAAAAACTATAACGCCCATAGTTGGGATGGTCGTCAATGGACTGGTGGATAAAAAAATACCCTCGGTGTCTTGCATTACTACAAGTCCGAGGGTAAGATCAGATCACCAATTAACCTAATAACTAAATTATAGACTATGTGGGCTATACGTCAAGCAACGAAACTGCTCAGAGGGTAAGTAAGACCTCATTAAAAATTACGCCAGAGGACACCTGGATTAAAGTGTCGTATCGAGTAGGTAAGTTCGGTGAGTGATAAGCAGTTCCGATAGCTCACGTTGGTAAACGAATTAAGCCTATAAAACGTAGCAACTTATGTTATATCCGTACCGTCCTGTAGTGGGGCTCTGAAGCTGTGTGAGAACTCAGTTTGTAATGCCTTTGGTTCACTAATTTTTTTGTTTGTGAGCCAGGGGGGATAAAGCTATGTTCGAATCTAGTTTGTATGTGTTAGGTTCGGGTTTATGAATACTAATAATGCGATTGGCGTAGCTGTCTTGGTTTTGACTTCTCTTGTTTTTTTTAAGGTTTTTGAGATTGTCTAATACCAGCCTTTAGCGTTTGAGTGGGCTAGAGCGCCATCCCATCCGCCATGACGTACGTTTACATAGTTGAGCATCCAACGGAGTTGGCATGTTGCTGCTTCGTCTGTGTAGGTCATTGGACATCCCATTTTCGTATAGGGTAATGCTTGGGCTATTCCGCCTGCGCCTGATCCGCCATGATTCATTACTGTTGGGTTGCAGGATGATTCTCGTCCGATGAGTTTTATTGCTGATGGTGGAAGTTCGATTCCTGCCATGTTTGCCCATGTATGACATTGTGTTACCCAGTCGCCTGTCGGAGCGACTACTGGTGTCGTATTGATAGGCTTTGGGGTGGTTTTGACCACTAAAACTGTTGTTGTCGTTGTAGCGACCGTAGAGGTCGTTGTAGGCGCTACACGTTTTTCTTCCCATACATCTACCGATATTGCCTTAAAAGGCTTCTGGGGGGATTGTGGTGTGTCTAGCGAGCTGGCGTTAGCTTTTCCTAATGCTAAACCGAATAAGAAAAATATTATGATGATTGTTGTCCATAGCGTATTGCGTAGCCAAAGACGACGTAGTATCTTTAAGTCCATAATCAACTCCAATGATTAAACTGCCAGGTTCAGATTCGCACTCTGTTCCTGGTTTTCTTTTAGGGTTATCAACTTAGGTCAAAACTATTACCTGTTGTCAAGCCTCTACCTTGATTTCACCTAGAGTGAACCACTATTTATAGGGTTTGAGCTGGATTTATATCTAAATAATTATTTTGTGACAAAAAAACAAAAGATATTACTTGCCATCTCCAAACGTGTCAGGTATAGTTTAGGGTGTCGGTTGAAGAAACCGTAAAACGAAAAGAGCAAAAATGAAAGAACCAGAAAACCCCACACGAAACATCGTGTGGATAAACCACAAACTCGAAACAACAACAGGCCCAGAAAACGACTTCTGGTACGACCGCCTACTCGACCTAAAAGCAGAATACGACGACCAAAACGGTGCGCAGCTCGAAGCCATGAACGGTGGTGATCTACATGTCTGATTTTCTAAAACCAGGTACTAGCGATTCTGACTATATTGTCGATGACGCTAAATCTTTTGAAGAATGGTTCGATAATGACCCTGATGGTTGGGTTGTTGCTGTCTTTGAAGAAGCCATGATGATGCAAGCAGAAACAAAACCAGTCGAAATGGCTGTCATATATGTTTTGTCTAGCTTCCAATTTAGTGAACGTGACTCTCGTCTAAGAAAAACTTGGATAGATATGTTCGACTTCTGGTCTAACAACTTAGATCAAGAGTCTTTGGAACAGCTAGATATTTACTACCAGAAATGGTTAGGTGAACAATGAAAGATTGGACTAACAGCCGTACCCTCGTAACTGTCTATGCGACTTCGAAACTCGTAGGACGTTACTGGGGTGAACTCACGTTTACTGGGGCGATATTTGTGTCAGGTTTCTATGTAGGAACGCTGATGGGACAAGGAATATAGATGAACGAAACAATTAGAGGATTTAACATACATACAGGCTACCAATGGAAACTCACCATAACGGGCGACGGTTGGGACGCAAACTTCTATGTCGAATCCGACAACCTCAACAAACGATACGAAAACCCTTATACAGCCATGAGAGAAATGCGTGACGCAGGACTTCTATCGGACGAACAATACGAAGAAGCCGTATTTGCATTAATGCTGGATTACGAAACTAAAGAAGGGTGGCTGGCATGAGACAAACATCTATCGAAGCCTACGAATCACTCAATGCTACCCAAACGCAAAAACTGCGTGAACGTATCTATCATCTTCTCAGAATCAACCCTATGACTGACGAAGAACTGCTCGAAGCACTCGGTGGCGAACAATACTATTCACCTTCAGGTGTAAGAGCTAGGCGTTCAGAGCTAGTCAAAGACGAACGGTTCTTAGATATGAGAGTTTACGATTCTGGTGTTAGACGTAAAACCAAATTTAAGAAGAACACTATCGTTTGGACAACCACTCCACAAGGAAGCCTGCTATGAGCGAAACAGCCGAACAGCAACGCCAAAGGATGTACCAAAAAAGAAAAACCAAAGGCGAACTCGTCAAATGCCTAGAATGTGACCTCGAATTTATCAGAGTTGGAAGCCACGCAGTACAAGTACATGGATATAAAACCGCCCTGGAATACCGTAGAGCGCATGGGTTGATGGCTAGAGAAACCGTAGTTGATTCACACAGGGAAGAAATGAGAGCCAAAGCTCATAATATAGAAAACTTAAAACTAGGAAAACCAAACAGATATTTTAAGGGCGGAGATCACGGGCAAAGAGTTCGTGAGTTCTGGCAAAACCGTAAAAGAAAACAAAAAGGAAACTAAAAATGGAAAACGTAGAATTAACATTCGCAGAAAAAATGGCTCAAGTCCAATACGCTTTGAAAGCACCCAAAGACAAAAGTACCTACGCATACTCATATAGAAACGCAGAAGAAATACTAGGCAAAGTAAAACCACTACTCATCGAACATGGGCTAGTGATAACTCTCGACGATGACATAATCGCAGTAGGAGAACCCTGCCGATGGTT